ATAACTTATTAGCGTTCTGAAGATCGATCTCGCCTATCTTGTATTCAAGTTTCTTTGACAGAAGTCTTCTAGTTTCCTCTTCAACCAATGCAATTACTACATCGGTAAGGCACACAACCTGTAGGGAGGAGACATTTGAGATGTCCCCGCCTTTCATATAACCTCTACTTTAGCGTACTTGACCACAAAGTCACGAAACTTCTTTGGGTCATCGCTTGCCTCTACTGCTAAGTCCTCAGACACTTCTGAAGGAACAAGTATTGAGTAGTGACCTTTGTTAAAGCGCATTTTGTTTTGAACAAACAATGCGTGCTTGCATGAGGCTGTCTTACGCCACACAGGGCAGTTGCATCGTGTTCTCTTTGATTCAGTATCGACTTCAACTTCAAAGATGCCAGCAGCCTGAGCAGAGATAAAGACTTGAACGGTTCGCCAATGCGACTCCATACTCATACCTCTCATTGGGCTGCTCTTAGGTCAGAACCAATGATAGGGACTCGGATAAATGCTTCGTGGGCGAAACTTGCCATGGCTTCTTTGTACTCCGCTTCCCAATCTTCCAGTCTAACATTTGTAGTTACAATTGTCGGTAGGGACTTGTCGTATCTTAATCTAAGAATCTCATCAAATGAACTGTCGTCATACTTACTTCCATACTCTTTACCAAGATCATCGATCACAAGTATGCGAACATTAAGGAAGTCCAACTTCGAGCGTCCGTGAAAGCCATCAAGTTCATAGATCATATTGCGCTTATCATCGTGATCCGCATCGAAGGTGGACTTTTTACGTGATAAGAACTCTGGGTATGTCATGTAGTAAATTGGACGAGTTCGTAATCCATAGTCTGAGATAGTCAATCCAAGAATCTTTGCGGCCTCTGCATCGTTGTCAGGAAGTCTGCGAACAAACTCCATGGCAGCAACTACTGCGTGAGTTGTCTTTCCAATTCCTGGACCGCCATCAAAGAGCAGGCCAACACCGTTCATACCGATGTTGCCAATCTGCTTAACGACATGACCACCAACCGCATCATCGATCCACGTCGCAACCTCGCTAGGAAACTCTCCAGCCCTGTCGATTATGTCTTGTGGTTCAAGACCTAAAAATCGACGTGGGATATTTGAGGTACGAAGTAGCCAGTGCTTCTTAATCGCAGATAGCGTGTTGATGTCGTACATGATCCCCCCTCAGGGTTACTACTTAGTGAATGTGAATGCGTTGTCAACCTTGAAGGTTAACGAGCCAGTAAAGGCTGTTGGCTTGCCTTTTGCATCAAGTGCTCCAGTTGCAACCATCTTTACTGACTTGCGAGGTGTGTGCTTAAGGACCTGCTCCTTGACCCAACGCTTTGCAGCAGATGCGTTCTTCCATGCCGTGTATTCGCTGATGCCTTCTGCAGGTTGCATAGAGTTAACAGACTCTCCAGCAGGACGTTGTGCACTGACGATAGCAAGCCATCCGCCAGCCTTCTCAGTGTTGAGTGTGATCGTTGCTACAAATGTTGCTTCAACTTTCTTAGCCATTGTTTTTCTCCTTCAGTAGTTTTCTTATTTGCTTTTGTAAAAACATGTTCTCTCTCCAAAACAAACCCATTACAGTTATTGAACCAGCAAGTGCAATAATTATTGCAATCATTGTTCCTGTATCTAAAATCATTTAGTTGCTCCTAATCTTTTTTCGTAACGCTCTAACTGTGCACGACCAGAGAGTGAGTTCTGGAAGACCTTGCCATCACTGGCCGTTAGGGTGGAGACCTTAACAGATGTATCGACCTTAGCATTTACTTTGTTTAGTCCCAAATTTTCACGGGCCTGATTCATCTTCTTACCAAAGGATGCTAGGTACACCTTGTAGAGATGCGGGGCTTCATCGCCAATGCTCTGGAAGTTGCGCTCATCTGCCATAAACAGTTTGAGCAGTTCCAGTTCGACTAGGGCTGTGGTTTGGTATTGCTTGCGGAACTTGCTGAGGGCTCCCGACAACTGTCGCACGTTGACGGTCCCTGGCAGGAGCGGGTAGCGTTTACCAACTCGATATGAGAATTCAGCAGCGACGTCCATGGGAGTCCATTCATGCTCAGGTCGCTTGCCTCTGGTCTTTGGGTCTGACTTGCGGATCTTCGGTTGAACAGCCTCCCGCTCCTCAACAAGGCCGAAGCCTGCAAGATTGTCTGAATCATCTTCCCATTTTCTCATAGGTACTCGTATCTCTTTCATTGAAACACCTTCGGTGTTTCTAATATCTTTTAATTGATTACTATCTTTGCTATTAGGTACTAATGACTTATTAGTAATATGGCTACGTGACTTATAGTCATGTGAGGTGTGGACATTTGCGTCCCCTAGGCTTGAGGACTCTAGCGTCCCGCTTGGGCTTGTAATGTCCAGTAAGTCTATACCACGATATCCGTTGGCTCTCTTGGTCCGAGTTCGCTTGAGGAAACCAGCCTCTTCCAAGGCTATGAGGCCTCTACGGACCGTCTTCTCATGGACGTTGCCAGTCTCTATACCAAGTTGGGCTGCTGAGGCCTTCAGACGGCCTTCAGAGCCCGCTAGATGGCACATGGTGGCCAGCAGTCGGAACTGATAATCGGTTAGGTTGGCGGTATACGCCTCATGTGGGATTCTCACAGGTTGTCATCGTCCTTGAAGGGGTTGATGTCCTTAGAGTCAAACTCCTGCTCCAGCCGTGCCGTGATGGTCTCCATCAGAGTGTCCAAGACCGAAGAGGCTATGTAGGCAGCAAAGACATCGATGAAACCAATGAGGCTCTCCTGCATGGCGTCGAAGAGTTCTTCCGTGGTGTCCTCTGTAAAATCCATTTCAATTGGATTGAGGGTGCCCTTGATGTTCCACATCTCAAGGCCAAAATCTTCCAGGGAGTGCAGGGTCATGTGAGCCTCATCTGAGTCATCCCATGCCATGGCAAGGATGTCATCTGGAGTAATCAGATTGAGTAACTCTTTGATCGGATTAGAGCAGATAGTTATCTGATCTGCTTCTTCCTCTAGCCCGTCTATGGTGGTCTCTACATCTAGGTAGATTTTGAAATCTATACCCTGCTCTTTAACGGCATTGATTGCAGTCTCTGTAAATACTCCCCTAGTGATTACTGGAATAAGAACTTCACTCACATCTTCTTTGCCAAGTAATTCTACAAGCGGGTAGTACACATCAGCACTTGGGTCAAAGGTTAAAAGGATAACTCGTTTCATAGTGTGCCCCTATAGTCGTGGTAGTCGTTGTTGTACAACCCTTGGTTTATTTAAGTACTTACTGAGTAATAATGCAACTGTAGCGATGGCAGGGACTGCAATTATGAACTGCATGTCTAAAGAGTTTTGGGATATTAAAGCGCCAAAACTTAATGGGAGCGTTAAAAATTTATTGAGGAGAGGAACACCAAACAGTCCTGTAGTAACTAGTTCTAAGAACTCTATGACGTAGGTAACTGCAACTCCAGCAATGACAACAGTGATAAGTAGGTCAATCATGGCCAGGAGCCTACACCGTCAGGTTGGTATATTCCACCCCATCATAGGTAGACAATCGCCAGAAGGTATTAGGGACAACCCAGTCATTGAGCGTCTTACCTAACCTAGGGATCTTTAATGGCTTGTTAGGGTACATGTGGGTGTAGGAGGCGTGACTTGTGTCTTCCCAGACGGCACCGTAGTCCGAAGGAAGAGAACCATCAAAATACTCTGTTGCAATATGTGACTTCTCAAATTGCACAAGGTCTACACGATAAGTACCAGCGTGGTTGAAAGCAATCTTTACCTTTGCATACGACACCTCTGATCCTGAGTCAGTTAGTGCAGTCAGATTTACTCTACTAAAAGAACTAGTAATAGTGAACTCGGACGCAAAATCTTCCAGTAAGTTATTGCTTGCATCAAAGAACTCTATAGTTCCAGTAACTTTAACTGAGTTACTTGACGAGACGTAGAACGACAAGGTGTAGTACTTACCTGCAGTTACTGAGATGTTGTAATCAGTTTCGATGTCTCCTGTAGTAGCCACAACAAACTGTCCACTGTAAGTACCTGAGTAACCGTCAGTTGGCACTGCAGCATTTTGAGTAAAGGTGGCACCAGTAGATGTCCAGGTAGAAGCGTCTACTTCAAATGACGGGTTCTTAATGTAGTTTATTTTTGAAGAGTCAAGGAATACAGAGACTGCTCTTGCTTCGTCATAGGAAACGGCGGCTCCAAGTTGAAGGCATACTTGATCTAAGTAGTATGTACCTGCTGCACTGTAAGAGATTTGAATACTTGCATAGGATGCATCCGCTGGAGTTGTAAAAGTTTTTGACGCGCTTTTCCAAGTGTTGTTTGCAGCCACTGCTGTTGCTGATTGTGTAGTACCTGTGATGGTAGCGTTTTTGTCATAGAACTTTACAGAGAGAGTGATGTTGCCAGCGCTAGAAGGAGACTTAAGTTTGCAAGACACTGTGTACTCGGTGCTTGGAAGTATGGGGACTCCCCGTGTTATTGGTGCGGTATTTCCTAATTGCATGGCGCCAGAAGAAGCCGCAACAAGTTTACCTGTGTAGACGTTATCGATGACGTTGGTTCCAGTTGCTGGAACTTGTTCGGTACTAGACGTTAGGACTGCATTTGTTGCTGTCCAGTTACCGATAGAGTTGTAGAAAGTTGAGTCTTGAACTGATAGTAGTAAGTTAGGTGACAGAGTTGTTGTTGGTGCAAAACCAGTAAGAGATTCTGCATAAGCATTTATACCGCTCTCCATACCTTTGTGAGAGTACATATACAGTGCTTCACGGATAAGTCTCTTCTGATTCTTAACTGGTATTGCTGGTTCTGGAACAAGTCCAACACTGAAAGAGTTTTGCTCCAAAGTTGAGAAGGCTATTCCTTCTGAAGAATGCTGTGGTCTTAATACATCTAGTTGAGACAGGAATTGTTCGTGAGTAAAAGCAATTCCTCCCATAAAGTTATAGAGAGCAGAAGTCTCATCCGTAACTCCAAGCGGGCTCTGGATCTCACTTGTAAATACCTTAGGAATAATATCCATAATTTTTCTATGTACGCCGTGATCTAACGGCATCAAGTCTGTAATTTGTCCAGCATTAACCCAAATCTTTGCATCTGTAAATAAAAACATTGTGTAGTAAACCTGACGTCCATTTACAATTGGTGTCTGATCTGGGTTGTCTTCTCCATCTACAAAGGACAACCTAGTGACTGTTCCTTCTGTAGCGTTTTCTTCCCATATCGTTAGTCCGTCTTCTGAGTTTTCTGGAAATCCAAATTGGTTTCTTACAAGTTTAATTTTTGTAAACTCACCTGTTGGAGATTGCCACTCCAATTG